AAGAACCTGCTGACGCTGTACCCACAGTGGACGATGCCGACCATCGAAGACACGGGCATCACCGGGTATCGGTACGGGCGGAACCAGACGCAACGCGAGAGCATCGACGCGGCGAACGTGATCCAGTTCAAGCACATGCCAAGCCCGCAGAACCCTTGGATGGGCGTGGGTTGCCTGAACGGCGTGGCTTTCGAGGCGGACATCTACGCCAGCGCGATCATCTACGAGCAGTCGTTCTGGAACAACTCGGCGCGCCCCGACTTCGCGGTTGAACTGCCCAAGGGATCGACCGAGGATCAGGTAAAACAGACCTTCGCCATGCTCCAGCGTCGCCACCAAGGGGCGCGGAAGTCTGGTAAGCCCATTGTGACTACGGGCGATGCCCTCAAGGTGACTCCGCTCCAATGGTCCCCCCGCGAGATGGAGTACGGCGAGGGCGTGGACCGGATGCGCCGGGTGATCCTGAATGCGTTTGGGATTCCTCTGGCCCTGCTGGAGATGAGCGATAAGTCGCTAGGTGGTGGTGGGCGGGAGTTCGAGGCGAAGGCCCAGTACCTTTCCCAGACGATTGCACCCCGCATGTCCAGCCTTTGCGAGCGGTTGACCGAGAACCTGCTTCCGACCTTTGGCATGGAGCCGGGGGACTACTGGTTTACCTACGACAATCCGGATACCGAGGACGAAAAGACCGTCCAAGAGCAGAGCCGCCTAGACGCGGACCTTGCCCTAATGACGATCAACGAGGCGCGGGCGTTGCGGAAGTTGGACCCGCTGCCGGACGGAGACGCACTCCGGTACAAGGGCACGCTGCTGGCGGACGTTGGCAAGGTTGCCGCGCCGGTAGATCCTGTGACGGGCAAGCCGAAAGCCGATGCCGGGACAAAGCAGTTTGGCGACGACCTCGCTAGGGTCGAGGAAGCCAATCGGCTTAGGGCCGATGGGGTTGCGGGGGCACAAGCGGCCCTCGATAAACTCAAGGGGAGGACCTTCTACTCTCGCTCCGCCCTCGCTGGCAAGGGGGCTACGCCAAGTGTGTAAGCCCCGCACCAAAGACGCGACCGACCTAGGGGTGTACAGCCCTTATGACACCGTAGCCGAGCAAGAGGATCAGTTTACCGATGCCATGCGTGACTTCTACCATACGGTTGAATGGGAGTACCGGGACGGTCAGGTAGAACTGGACCGCAAGAAAGAGCGGGAGCGGTTGTACGCGATTCTGCTGCTGTTCCTTGTGTCGATGCACGATTCGGGCTACGCGGACGGGGTAGAGCGTCTGCGGAGGGTGGTGCCAGCGATTCCCGCGACCACGTTTCCAGTGCCAGCCGAGTCACCCGCGTTCATCTTCGCCAAGGAAGAAGCGGCTAGGGCTGCTAAGTCGATTGTGGAGACGATTCACGAAGAGATGAAGGCGGCAGCGTCCAAGGCGGAAGATGCGGGGTTGCCTCCCGATGAAGTCAAGGCCGCTGTCAGTGGCAAGTTGGAAGAGTTGACCAAGGTAGGGCCGGAGCGGGTTTCGTCTACCGAGACGGTCAAGGCGTTCAATGAGGGGACGATTCAGGCTTGGGAGGATTCGGGGGTTGTGGAATACAAGCGGTGGCACACACAGGAAGATGGTCGGGTGTGCGTGTTCTGCGAGCAGATGAACGGAATCTCTGCCAAGTTAGATGAGCCGTGGTTTCGGAAGGGCGAAACTCTCCACTTTGGCGAATACTCCCTAGTGCTGGACTACGACGACATAAACGGCCCACCGATCCATCCGGAATGCCGATGCTTCATTGATTTTGTGCTGGAGGCAGACTTATGACCACTCCCCTACCCGACGCTATGGCCCGGATGCGCCGCAAGTTCCTTGTCAAAGACACCGAGGGAACCGGCTTCATCGGCGGCTACATGGTTAAGGCCGAGGCTCAGGTCACAGACACCGAGCGGGTCTTGGAGTTCATTGCTACCACCAACGACGTAGACCTAGACGAAGAGGTTGTAGACCCGGCTGGTGGCGATTGGTCGTATTTCGACAACGCGAACCAAAAAAAGATGTTCATTGACCACCAATACGAAAGCGAGTACTGCATCGGATTGGTCCGCGCCAAGTCGAAATACATGGAGGGGACGGCTCAAATCGGCTGGAAGATGCGTGCGTTCATCTACCCCGGCCTAAAGACCCCGCACGCGGACGACTTCTGGACCCGATCCCTGCACGGCCCTATGGGTATCTCCATCGGGTTCATCAGCCTTGAGGTGACGGGCCTTACCCCGGCAGAGAAGAAGACCTATCCCGGTGCCCAGACCATCGTTCGCAGGTGGAAGGCTATCGAGGTATCGGGTACAGCCATCCCATGTAACGTGAAGTGCCAGACGATGGCGGGTCCGGCATCCCTCTACGTTCCCAAGAAGTCAATCCAACTCTCCCCGACTCAGATTCAGTGCTAGTATTGTTTGTCCGGCCAATAGTCAGTACGACGGTTGGGAACGGCCCTAAGAAGCCCGACGTAACCCGAAACTGTGAGCGCAGGTAGCGTTTATCACCTTTCGGAGTTACAACATGAATCGCAAGAAACTGCTCAAGGCCCTTTCGGGCGCGGGCTTCACCGGCAAGACGCTGGATGAGGCTCTGGCGTTTGTCAAGTCAGAGAACATTGAACTGAAGAACGGCGCGACCGTTCTCGATGAGGCCGCGATCAAGGCGGCTTGGGAAGTCAAGGCCGCTCTCGTTATCGAGGATGAGGCTGAGACTGTCACCGAGAAGAAGGCTGTCAAGGTCGATGAGACCGAGGAGGATGGCGAGGCCGACGCTCAGCAGAAGTCAGCCGAAGCCGCTCTCCGTGCAAGCCGTAAGGCCGCTGCGGATGCGGTGAACTCGGTTACGCACAAGGCGTTCGGCATCGGTGATACCAAGCGTGTGCAGGCCCGCAAGGACTACGCCGCCAAGATCAAGGCGACGGCTCACATGCCGCTCGGCCAGAAGGAAAAGGCCGTTTACGACGATGTGGATCAGGCCGAGTTCACGGGTGCGTACCTCCGCCTTGCGTTCAACAACCTCAAGGGCTTCCTCACCTATCCCCAGCGTGAGAACGACCTTGCAATCGTCGGCAAGGCTTCGAGCGAGACCAACAACGCGCAGGCTGGCGTGCTGGTTGCACCACAGTTCTACGCCAACGTAGTCTGGCTCACCGAGCAGTACGGCGTGGCTCGCAAACTCGCCAACGTGCAGCGGTTCAGCGGCACGGACGAATGGCGCAGGGCCCGCAAGACGGCTCTGCTGTCCACCTACTACCCCGGCGAGGCTGGCACGATCACCCCGTCCGACAACACCTACGACCTCATCAGGCTTGTTCCCAAGAAACTCGCGGCCCTGATGCTGGTCAGCAACGAACTGATGGATGATTCGGCGGTTTCGATTGCCGACCAGTTCACTCAGAGCGTTGCCGAAGCCTTCGCTTACGCGGAGGATCAGGCGTACTTCAACGGTGACGGCTCTGCTACCTACGGCAACCAGACCGGCCTTGCGAACGGACTTCCGTCCGGTGCGTACCTCGCTGCCGGTGCAACTTGGGCAGCCAACACCATCTCAAGTGCCGTTCTCGCTCCCGGCTCGGTCGAGAACTGTCACCCCTACATGCAGTCGTCTTGGGCCATGTCGCGTCAGGCGTTCTATCAGGTGTTCGGTCGCCTGTTCAACGCTGGCGGCGGCAACAAGAACATTGACCTCGCCGTCTACTCGCTGGCGAACCCCGGCGCGAACGGTGCGAATGCGTCGATCAACGGTGACCCCGTGTACTTCACTCAGGTTCTGCCTGTCACCACACCGTCTACGGGCGTTCCGTGGGCGTACTACGGCAACTTCTCGGCGGCGACGATGCTCGGTGTCCACACGGACCTGCGTATCACCGCTGACCCGTCCCCTTACTTCACCACCGATCAGTTGGCCTTCCGTGCAATCAGCCGGTTCGCGGTCAACATCCACGGCGACGGTCGCGGCTCGACCGTTGGCCCGATTGCCGCTCTCAAGACGACCTAATCACCCAACGGAGAACCATCCATGATCGAAGCACAAAATGTCAAGTCCTACACGGTCTTGGCCCCCATCTCTCTCAACTCGGCTGCCGGTACGTCGCTGGACGTGGACACCAAGGGCTATGCCTACGCGGTGTTCACTGTCTCTCTCGGCGTGGTCGGTGGAGCGGCAACGGTGATGCGTGTCACCGAGTGCGAAACCACAGGCGGCACATTTACGGCGATCACCGGCCTCTCGGCCAGCGGTTCGACTGGTAACGGTCGCCTCCCGCAGACCGCCGACGCGGGCACCCTGTTCAAGTTCTACCTCCCGATCAACGGTCAGCGCAAGCGTTATCTCAACTGTGAGATCACGACCGGCGCAACGACCCTTGTGTCGATCACCTGCGACCTGTATCGTGCTGAGCAGTCGCCCACCACCGCTACCGAGTGGGGTGTGTCCGGCTACCTCATGATCTGAGCCTTCCTTTCGCGGCTCGGCTCAGAAATGGGCCGGGCTGTTTTTGGCAATCATCACCACAGCCGAGTACAAGACCTACGCGGGCATCAGCGGAACCGCTCAGGATGCTCAGTTGGACGTTCTTATCCCCGGCTTGCAGGCTGAACTGGAACGCCAGTGCGGGCGGCTGTTCGACACCGGGACGTATACAGAGTACGTGGATGGGTCAGACTCGCCGACGATCTGCGTGAGGAACGCCCCGATTACTTCGGTTACCTCTATCGCCCTGATTGACCGTGCCGAGTCTGTGGTGTACACCTATGACGCGACGGGGTACAAGATTGAAGCGTCTACCGGGCTTGTGTCCCGGCAGGCTGGCGGGTTCTGGGGCGGCATGACCGGCGCGGACTGCCTGAACTGGTGGAACCCGCTGCCCTCGCCTATTTCGTACCAACTCGGACCGGCGTTCCCTGACGGCTGGCGGAACATCAAGATCGTCTATGTGGGCGGCTATTCGTCGATGCCCGCCGATTTGAAGTTGCTCATGTACGACCTGACCTCGACTCGGCTTGCTCAGATTGGGCAGGATCTGTCGATGAAGTCTGAGACGCTTGGGCATTACAAGTACGACCG